TTTTTCAACTCCTTTAAGAGCAACTAATTTTTATAGAGACGTTACTTACGATTCTAATTCTTATGAAGCAGGTGGAGACTTTATTTCTGTAGAGACTTCAACAGAAAATGGCGAAGCTAAGATACAAGAGCTTAGTGTTACTATGCAAAACATCACAAGTAATGTTAGAACTTTGATTGAAGATGGGAATTATACTAATGTTTCTTGTAATATTTACATTGCTTTTTTTGATAGCAATGAAACATTAGTAGATGCTACCACTTATTTTTCTGGATTCATCAAATCAGCAACAATAAGAGAAACTAATAAATCTTCTCATATAACTTTATCTGTTGCCAATCATTGGTCAAATTGGAATTTAAAAAAAGGAAGACATTTTACAGATGAATCTCAACAGAATGTTTATTCTGGAGATGTTGGATTTGAATATGCAGATCAAACTAAAGAAGATATCAGATGGGGTGCTGATTAATGTTCGCTGAATTTAAAATATTTGCTGACATGATTGCAACAGTTAAAGCTGTTGCTTCTGCTGTGTGGACTGCTGTAAAGGTTTATGCTGTTGCTACAGGTGTTAAAGGATATATGGAAGCACAAGATTTGCTTTCAAAAGGTCAGACAATTCTAGGTCAAAAAACTGCTCAAGGTGGAAAGATACCAGTCATTTACGGAAGAAGAAGAGTAGGTTCTACTCTAGCTTTTTTGCATACTCATGATGGCAGAAGTAAAGATTTATTTGTTGTCTATGCTTTATCGGTTGGAGAAGTAGATCAGATTGAATTAGATACTATTGAAATCAACGGTGTATCAATTAAAGATACAAAAGTATTCAGGCAGGGTTATTATGCAGGCTCAGATAAAATAGCTTCTGGTGCAGGCTCTTTGTGTACTGCATCGCAAATAGGCAACGTACAAGAATCTAATGCAGGTTACTCAGGAACTGACCCAACAAAAAGATACAGAATGGTTTTTAATGCTCATCACGGAGCAAGCGATCAAACAGCAGACCCAATGCTTACTTCCTCAATTTCTACAGAATGGACTACCAATCACAGATTGAGAGGAGTTGCTTATATTGCAGCATCTTTTGAGTATGATAGCAGAGGAATGTTTTCTAGCATTCCGCAGCTCACTGTAGTTGTTAGAGGTAAAAAACTTTATGACCCTAGAAAGGATGGCTCAATATCTGGTGGCTCTGGTAGTCACAGATACGACACACCAAGTACGTTTGAATGGTCAGATAATGCAGCTCTTTGTTTACTAGATTATTTAAGAGATGATGAATATGGTAAAGGTCTTGCAAGTAGTGCAGTTAACTTGCAATCATTTCAAACCGCAGCAAGCACATCAGACGAATTAGAAGATACTCCAGATTATGACGGTACAGCATCTTCAGCTACATTCTCTGGAACGTCTGGAAATAATTTTGTTAACGTTGATGCAACCACTTGGGCAAATTCAAAAGTTGGTGGAAAGTTAACACTAGTAGATTCAGGTGCTGCTACTGAATTTGATGCAGTAGATATTATTGATTCTTCTAGATGGCAAGAATACGATGCAACTAATCCAACCTATCAGGTAGTTGTTAATGATACTCTTTCAGCGAATTACACCAATGAATCTGGAACTGCATTAGTTAAGGTAAAAAGATTTCATTGTAATGGTGTAGTAGATACCAACAAAAATGTCTTAGAGAATACACAGGAACTCTTAGGCAATATGAGGGGTATTCTTAATTATATAGATGGTAAATATGAAATAACCTTAGAAGATACATCATCATCTGCATTCACAGTTACAGATGATCATATTGTTGGTGATAATGGCATAACCGTAAGTTATGAAAACAAATCAGAAAAAGCAAACAAAGTAGTAGTTCAATTTTTCAATGCATTAAAGAAATACGAAATGGATACAATTACTGTATTTCATGATGCGACACCTAATTACAAATCAGATGATGGTGGAGAAGAATTAGAACTGGTTGTAGATTTTCCTTACATAGTTAATAAATACGTTGCTTACAACATGGGCGAAGCAATACTTGGTAGATCAAGAAACCAGATGACTATCAGCTTCACTGGTACTCCAGAGCTTTATAAGGTTAAAGTTGGAGATGTCATTACTGTTGCTTATACACCTGTAGGATTTACAGGAAAGCTATTTAGAGTTGAAGCAATGGCATTACAACCTAATGGATTAGTGGATGTGCAGTGCATTGAATATCTGGACATTTATACTTGGGAAGCACCGCCACAAGAAAACATAGAAAATATTGTAAGAATACCTGCAGGATTTGAGGTTAAAGCTCCAACAGGATTAGCCTTCACTGATTCAAACTCTAGTTCAACAGGAAGACCTTTTATTTCATGGAACGAACCAACAGACTTTCCTAATTACGAATACAGGGTTTCTATCGTAGATGCTTCAAGCAACAAACTGCTTAATAAGATTGTTGATGATGAGTTTGTTGATTGTAATTTCTTACCAGTAGGCTCTAACTATGTTGCTTCTGTTTCTTCCATCAATTCAGTAGGTTCAGAATCCGATGCTGCAACTCTCACTTTTAGTGTAGCAACCGCACCAGTAACTACTGTAGATATAGACGATGATGCAATTACTTTAGACAAGATTGGCAGCGATGTTCAATCAGCTATTGATGCAGGCGGTGTCAATTCAACACAATTAATAAAATCTACTTCTGCTCCAACACAGCGAAATGATGGAACTAGCTTAAATGCACAAGATCTATGGGCAGATACAGATGACAATAATCAGGTTTATGTAAGAAATTCAGCTAACAATGGTTGGGAGAAAGCTAGAGATTCGAGCTTAATCACTTTATACAATTCATTAAGCTCAACTGTATCTACCAATAGCTCTAATATTTCTACAGCACAATCTGACATAGTTACTTTAACCACAGATACTTCTGCAAACTCTACAGCTATTACTAATCTACAAAGTTCTTTATCTACAACAAATAGCAATGTTTCTACTAACGCTTCTAATATTACAAGTTTACAAACTCAAGTTACCGCCAATGATGGTGATATAAGTTCACTATCTAGCTCTATTAGCACCCTACAATCAGATTTAACAACTGCTGAAGGAGATATATCTACTAATGCATCAAACATAACTAGTTTACAAACTCAGGTAACTGCAAATGATGGAGATATAAGTTCTTTATCTAGTTCTGTTACATCTTTGCAATCAGATTTAACTTCTGCTGAAAGCGATATATCTGCTAACGCTTCTAATATTACAAGTTTACAAACTCAAGTTACTTCTAACGATGGAGATATAAGTTCTTTATCTAGCTCTCTTACATCTTTAACTTCTACTGTAAATTCAAACACAGCAGCAATTAGTAGCGAAGCAACTACTAGAGCAAATGCAGATAGTGCTTTATCTACAAGCATTACTAATTTAACTTCTACTGTTAATGGCAATACTTCTTCTATAAGCACTAATGCATCCGCTATATCTGATATAGAAGGAAATGCAGCAGCTTCTTATGTATTGCAACTCAATGCTAATGGCAAGGTTGCACAAATGGTGCTTGAAAGTAATGCTGATGCAGGCACAGGAGCAACTAGTACCATAGCTTTCTTAGCTGATACTTTTAAAATTGATAACGATGCAGGAAGCTCAGTAAGTCCTTTTGTTGTAACTGGTGGAACTGTTTACATAGACAATGCAAGAATCACAGATCTATCAGCAGATAAAATCAGAATAGACAATGTAACGCTTGATACCGATGGTTCAGGAAATTTAATTATTAAAACCGAAGGTGTTAATACAACACAAATAGCAGATAGAGCTACCTCAGTATTTGCAACTGCGACAGGTAGTATCGGATATTGGTATGTAGATAATTTAGCTCAAACTGCTATTGTTACTACAGGTATATTTCAAGCACCATCTACTACAGGAAATACATTTTTTATTATTGGAAATACTTATATCAATGCTAACTCAGGAAGCTCTACTGCTGACTGGTGTGAGCTACAGGTACAAAGAAGAAGTGCATCAACAAGCGGTGGTGTAAGTTCTGCTGCTTATTCAACCATTGCAACCATCAGAGCAAGAGGTGAAACAGGGGAAGCGTTGCAGTCTATTATTGCTAACGATGCTTATACTGCTGATTATTATTATCAATACAGAGTAACGCTGCAAACCAATGGAACAGGAACGCTTTATAGCACTAGAAGTTATGGCATAAGTGGCATACAAGTTATAGTAAATTACAAATGATGAAACAGATAAGTTGGTACGATTCAGAAGGCAATATAAAACATTGCCAAACAGTACAAGAAGGTCTTGAAGATGCTTCTTGTCCTGAAGATGGTTTGCAATGGATAGAAGGTCATCCTGAACTAATACAAAATTCTAAAGTTATTGATGGCGAAATAGTCAATGGCAACAATGATTCTATTCTTCCAGTATTAGAAGAATTAAGAATATATAGAGATCTTAGATTAAGAAGATCTGATTGGACACAAATGCCTGATTCACCGCTTTCCGATGCAAAGAAAGCAGAATGGGCAACTTACAGACAAACACTAAGAGATTTACCATCTCAATACACAGAGAATGACAATATTGATGATGTGGTATTTCCTACACCACCAACATAAACTACAATAGGGAAAGAGGATTTTAGATGGCAACACACGATTATAATATAGCAAATCAGTCTGGTGCGGACTTTAGAGCAGACCTAAATAATGCTCTATCAGCAATACTTTCTAATAATGCATCTGCTACAGAACCAACAACTACAACAGCTTATATGCTTTGGGTGGATACAGGAAATAATCTGCTCAAAATGCGAAATAGCGATGATAATGCATGGATTACTTTACCAGTATCAATAACTACCTCAAACACTGTAGATATTGATGGTGGCACAGTTAACACAATAACTTCTCTTTCTTTTAGCTCTGGTGAAACAGTTACAACCATATTAGACGAAGATGATTTATCTTCTGATTCTGCTTCTGCATTAGCTACACAACAATCAATTAAAGCCTATGTAGATAGCCAAGTTACAGCTCAAGATCTGGACTTTCAAGGCGATACAGGTGGAGCTTTATCTATAGATTTAGATTCAGAAACTTTTACAATTTCAGGTGGCAATGGCATAGATACAAGTGGTGCTTTAAATACGCTTACTATTGCTATAGATAGTTCAGTTGTAACTATTACAGATACACAAACATTAACAAATAAAACAATAGATGCAGATAGCAATACTATCTCAAACCTTGAAGTAGATAACTTAAAATCAGGTGTATTAGATACAGATCTAACTTCTGTTTCCGCTTCAGATGATACTCTAGCTTCTTCTAAGGCAATTAAAACTTATGTTGATGCACAGGTCACAGCTCAAGATTTAGACCTCACAGATGGCACGACAAGCATTTCTATAGACTTAGATTCTGAAGAACTTTCTGTGCTTGGTGGTACAGGTGTTACTTCCACTGCTTCTGGTAATGGTGTTACTTTAGCTATTGGTCAAGATGTTGGCACAACTGCTGATGTTACATTTAATACAGTTTCAGCAGATTTAACTGGAGATGTCACTGGTACAGTTTCAAGCATAGCAAATCATTCAACTTCAGACTTAACAGAAGGCACAAACCTCTACTATACAACTGCAAGATTTGATTCTGCTTTTAGTGGCAAATCAACTTCAGATTTAACTGAGGGAACTAATTTATATTTTACTGACGAAAGGGTTGATGACAGAGTTAATAATCTTTTGGTTGCAGGAAGCAATGTCACACTTACTTATGATGATGTTGCTAATACTTTAACTATTGCAGCTACAGAAGATAATCTTTCTAATAACGATACAGACGATTTAGCAGAAGGTAGCACTAATTTATATTTTACTGATGCAAGGGCTAGAGCAGCTATCTCTGTTTCAGGAGATTTATCCTATAACTCCACCACAGGAGTTATTTCATTTACAGAAAGAACTGATGCAGAAGTTAGAGGTTTAGTTTCTGCTTCAGGTGATCTTTCTTACAATTCAACAACTGGTGTATTTAGCTTTACCGAAAGAACCGATGCAGAAGTCAGAGGTTTAATCTCAGGTGGTACAGGAGTTACTTATAACAATACCACTGGTGTTATTTCTATTGGTCAAGCGGTTGGAACTTCCGACAATGTAACCTTTGGTGATGTTATTGTTTCAGGAGATCTTACTGTTTCAGGAACTACTACCACAGTTAATACTGAAACTATTAATCTTGCAGACAATATTATTCTCTTTAATTCTAATGCTACAGGCACACCAACTGAAAATGCAGGTATAGAAATTGAAAGAGGAGATGCAACTAATAAAACTCTTCTTTGGAACGAAACAGACGATAAATGGACTGTAGGTTCAGAAACCTTTGTTGCAGGAACTTTTGAAGGTGCTTTAACTGGTAATGTTACAGGCACAGTTTCAAGTCTTGCCAACCATGACACCGATGATCTTTCTGAAGGTGCAACCAATTTATACTACACAGATGCAAGAGTAGATTCCCATTTATCAGGTGGAACTGGTGTTACTTACTCAAGCGGTACTATTTCCATTGGTCAGTCCGTTGGCACTGGTGATTCAGTTACCTTTGCAGGTGTTAGCTCAGACTTTACTGGTGACATAGATGGGGCAGTTAAATTTACTGCTAAAGCTGATGTTGCTCTTACTAAAGGTCAAGTAGTTTATATTTCAGGTATCTCAGGAGCAGTACCAACAGTTAATCTAGCCGATGCAGATAATGCTTCTGCTATGCCTGCTTTTGGTTTGGTATATGCCAATGCCAATGCTAATGCAGAGGTTGAGATTATTACTTTTGGTTCTTTAGCTGATTTTGATACTTCAGGATTCAGCGTAGGCGATACAGTTTATGTATCTACTACCGCAGGTGCTTTAACAGCAACACCGCCAACAGGCGAAAGCTCACTAATTCAAAACATAGGTATCGTACAAAGATCTCATGCTTCCGCAGGTATTATTAAAGTAGGTGGTGCAGGAAGAACTAATGCAACACCTAACCTAAACTCAGGCAAGATCTTCTATGGTAATGGTTCAAATCAATCTGTAGCCACTACCTTAGATACAAGCATAGTTCCTGAAAGCGGTAATCTTTATTACACCGATGCTAGAGCAAGATCTGCTATTAGTGTTTCAGGCAATGCTCTTTCTTATAATTCAAGCACAGGAGTTATCACTTCTAACTATGAAGAAAGCCCTACATTTACTGGAACTGTTACTGCTGCAGGATTAACTGTAAGCAGCATAAGTTATCCCACTACCGATGGTACAAGCGGTCAAGTCTTAACTACTGATGGTGCAGGTACTTTATCTTTTTCTACCATCTCAGGTTATAGCGATAGTGATGTTGAGAGTTATTTAGATACTGGAACTTCTACACCAACTTTTGCTTCTGTAATAGTTTCAGGCGATCTAACTGTTGATACTTCTACGCTGTATGTAGATTCTACGAACAATCGTGTCGGTGTAGGAACAACAAGTCCTTCAGCGAATCTACATGTGTCAGGTGGAAATCCAGTAATCTATATTCAAGATTCAAACAACACAACAAGCCAAACAGGTCTTGTATCTGCTATTCAAGGCTATGATTCAGCCAGTACTAAAATATGGGGATTTGGTAGAAAATTTGGTTCTACTGCATTGCAAATTGAAAATGACGAAGCATCTTCAATATTATTTAATCAAGGCGGTAGTGAAATCGCTAGGTTTGATGGTTCAGGTCAATTAGGTATAAATACAAGTTCTCCTGCAACTTTTCTACATGTAAAAGCAGGTTCAAACTCAACAACAGATTTTCCAATAACTATTGAAAATGCAGCAGACAGTTTAGATGTTGGTATTGGTGCTTATGGAATGTCTAATAAAGTTGGCACATCCCAAACTTCAGATTTTACTATTACAGTAGGAGATGACTTATATCTAGCTGCTGATACTGTCAGGTTGCCTGATGGTGCAGACTTAATAGTTCAAGAAAATGATTCAACTACAAGTGCTATAAGACTTGCTTCAGATGCAGACGAAGGGTTTTTACAAGTCTATACAGGTGGAGTTCAAAAAGTACAAATCAGAGCTAATGGCGATAATTATATTATTGATAACAATTTTGGTATAGGTACAAATACACCTAGTAGTATTTTCCATATTGATATGGGAACTCCTGATATTGTTGCAGAACTATCAGCAGATTCTCCAACCTTTACTTATAGAAATGGTGCAGGTGCTTGGTTTCATGCAGGAAAACATCCAACAAACGATTATTTTTATATAGGAAGAGGTGCTACAACAACTACAGATATAGATATGGTTGTTGATAACTCAGGTAAGGTTGGTATAAATGTAACTAGCCCATCCGCAACCTTAGATGTTGATGGAACTATCAAACTTGATGGTAATTATCCGACTGGTACAGGTAATGTTGCTTTAGGTAATACTGCTTTAGATAGCGGTTCTTTAAGCGGTAATTATAATACAGCGATTGGTAGTGCAGCCTTAACAGCAAATACTACAGGTCTTGCTAATATAGCTTTAGGTGCTTCAACTTTATTGGCAAGCACAACTGGTAGTTACAATATTGCGATTGGATATTTAGCAGCAAGCTCTATAACTACAGGTGTTAATAATGTTGCGATAGGAAGAGAAGCACTACAAGCAGAAACAACAGGTGGTAACGGAGTTGCTGTAGGATATAGGTCACTATATTCACAAGCATTAAGTGCAGGGGGAAATACAGGTTTAGGTTATCAATCTCTTTATAGCAATACCACCGCAGCAAATAATACAGCAGTTGGTTATAACTCATTGTATGCAAACACTACAGGTGCTTCTAATGTAGCAGTAGGTCGTTCTGCATTATCAGCTAACAGCACAGCTTCAAACAACACAGCAGTTGGTTATTTATCACTAGCAGCAAACACTACAGGTGAAAACAATACAGCTTTTGGATTTCAATCAGCAGCAAGTAATACGACAGGAACTAGAAATGTTGTGATGGGTAAAAATGCTTATTACACAGCTACTACAGGTAACGATAATGTTGCTATTGGTGAAGGTGCTATGTATTACAATACTACAGGTTCTAGTAATGTAGCAATCGGTAGAAGTGCTTTAGTAGAAAACACCACCGCCTCTAACAACACTGCTGTGGGGTATCAGGCTCTAGATGGTGCTACAACTTCGCCTCAAAACGCGGCGGTAGGTAGTGGTGCATTAAGTTCTGTTAGTACAGGAAACGGAAGAAACGTTGGCGTTGGTTATTTAGCTGGGGCGGTTCTTACCACAGGTGATAGTAATGTCTTAATGGGTTACTACACCGGAGGTAGCTTAACTACTGGTGATGCTAATACATTTATCGGTGGTGGTGAGTATGGCGTAACTAATCCTGCTGGCTTTGCAGTAACTACCGGTGATGCCAACACGTTTATCGGTCACTCTGCTGGTGCATCAATGACAACAGGTTCTAATAATACTATTCTTGGTTCTTATAGCGGCAACCAAGGTGGCTTAGATATAAGAACCTCAAATGGCAACATCGTGCTGTCGGATGGAGACGGAAATCCGTATTTTTATTATGCTGGAGGCTATTGGCATGGTCAACCAATATACGACCAAACAACAGCAAGTGCCTCAAATGTTTTTGTTGCTTCAGATGGAAAATTATCTAGGTCTACATCATCACTAAGATATAAAAATACAATAACAGATGCAACTCATGGATTAACAGAATTACTTACACTTAGACCTGTTACTTATAAAGGTAATAATGATGGAGATACAGTTTTTGGTGGTTTAATTGCAGAAGAAGTACATGATGCAGGTTTAACAGAGTTTGTACAATACAACGATGAAAACCAACCTGATGCTTTAGCTTATGGAAATATGGTATCTTTATGTATTAAAGCTATACAAGAACAACAAACAATAATTGATGATTTAAAATCAAGAATAGAAACCCTAGAAGGATAACAAGGAGAATAAAAAATGGAAGAAAGAGATGTAACACAAATCTTATCAGCAGCAACTGATTCTGTTGATTTGATAAATGGTGTAAACGATGGCTCTTGGAACGTAGAAGGCTTAGAGCAAAATGAAATCAACGATATGGTTCAGCGTAATGTTGACCATCTTGAAATCATTTTAGCTTATGAAGAAGTCGTTGCTGATAGCTCAGACAAATCTTCATATACAGATGCTATTTCTACAGGCGAAAGCTACATTAGTGCTAATAGTTAATATATAATAAATTTTTAACTTTTTAGGAGAAACTAATGGAGAAAACTGAACAAGTAAACGAAAATCCAGTCATCATAACTTTAGATGACAAGGAATACAGAAGAGAAGATCTTAACAATGATCAATTAGTCATTGCTGCGGAACTTCAAGGTATTGCAAGAGATATGCAACAACTAGAAGCTCAGTACAACAGACTTAACAGAGATAAGAACTATCGCATCTTGGATTTTCAAAATAGCTTAACTGTAGAAGAAGTTGAAGTTGAAGAGGAGAAATAATGTTTGAAGTATTAACTATCGCAAATTCAATTTTCATTATCTTCTTATGCTTCTTGCATAAAGATTTAATTAAAGATCTTTATCCTTCCGCACCTGTTCCTAAAACTAGGAGCAAGAAAAAATAATGTCTAGTCGTGTCACCGCTTCTGATGTGCATTTAGAATTATCTAAGCATGAAGTACAATGCTCAGAGCGGTGGACACAAAACTGGAACAGAATGAAAAAGATTGAATCTAGTATTGAGAACCTAGATGCAAAATTAGATACACAATTTGAAAGACTGGATAAGAAAATAACTTCTATGATAGTCACTGGATTCTTTTTAATTCTTGGTACATTAGTAGCAGCAGTATTTGCATAAATCACAATGGCTAAACCAAAACAGTCAGTAGCCAAGACTCACGATTATCAGAGAGCCAAAACTAAACGAACTTCTATCGGCTCTTCACCAAACACTTATCCTAAAAACAAAAATAAAAAAGCTCAGTTCAAGAAGTACAGAGGTCAAGGAAGATGATTGATAAATTCATAGAACCAGTCAGCAAGATATTAGACAAGTTTGTTGCTGACAAAGATTTAAAAGCTAAGTTGCAGCACGAATTAAATACAGAGCTACATAAAGCAAATATGGCTCAGATTGAGCTTAACAAAGTAGAAGCAGGACATAGATCAATCTTTGTTGCAGGGTGGCGACCTTTTCTTGGTTGGGCATTATCTTTTGCTATGGCATGGCATTATGTCCTAGCTCCACTGATTCTTTTTATTGCAGCTTTCTTTGGCAAGACACTACCAACATTACCTCAGTTTGATATGGCAAGTCTTATGACAGTTCTCATGGGTATGCTTGGACTTGGTGGTCTTAGGACTTATGAGAAGGCAAAGGGTTTAACAAAATAATGTATTTAAAGATGAACGAAGTAGAATTAGATCTTGAGTTAGTCAAGAAGAGACTTCTGGACTTTGAAGGTATGGTGCTGAAACCTTACCATTGCAAACAAAATTTCTTAACAATTGGGGTGGGTAGAAACCTAGAGAGCAATGGAATAACTGAGGAAGAAGCACTGTACCTGCTTGA